ACCAATTGCTTCGTATCGAAGACCAACTTGGTGAAGTTGCAGAATACCGTGGTTTGAAATCATTCTACAACTTGAAAAAATAAAACGTTGATTTAACAACGTTTCTGAGGACTCTAGGTTACTCCTAGAGTTCTTTTTTTCTACCCAAGGGGCAAAGAGGGGGCAAGATTATTCGTAATGATGTTATCTAAAACATTGACCGCTTGGTCTTTCATGTTCCTAGTGACATGGGTATAAATGCTAGTAGTCACTTCCGAATCTGCATGCCCAACCCTATCCATGATGGTTTTTAGGGGCACGTTATTTTCAGCCAGTATGCTTATCGTGGTATGTCTAAAAATGTGAGGGGATAGGTGTTTGTCGATAGGCGTTTCCAGTCTTGTATTAGCCCGTTGGAGTGATGCACTTAGGATTGTACTATGGATAGGTTTTCCCGTATTGGTCGTGAAGATTTTATCACTATGATACCAATCTGGGTTGGTTGATTCGCTTAACGCTTTCAACTCTAGTATCTGGTCAATGATTTCCATCTCTCGATTGGTGAGGTAGGTGGTTCGATAACTAGCGACGGTTTTCGTCCCTTCGTTTTCTGGAATGTATCTGTTGAACGAGGTGTGGATATCTAAAGAGCGTGTCTCTTTGTGGTAATCCGACACAGTCAAACCAGCTAATTCGCCAATCCGACAACCATTTAAAAGCATAAATTCACACGCTAGAGCATATCTCAGCGTTATATCTTTCCGATAGAGTTCCTTCAATAATCGACTGTATTCGTCTGGTTCTAAGTATTTATTCTTGGCCGCTTGCTGTTTTTCGAGCTTATTCTTTTTCTTTGGCAATCGTGCTTTCCGTGATGGGTTATCGGTTATAAGCTGTTGGTCCATAGCGTAATCGAAGAATGTATTTAGTACAGTTTTAGCACGGTACTTTTGGGAATCTGTCCAGTCTTCAGTGTCTAGCAGGGATTGAATAAGTCGAACATTGATGTTTGATAGAATAGTTCCTTGTTCGATAGCGTCTGATACTCGCTTAACGGATGCTGCAAGGCTCTTAATTGAGCTTAACTTAATCTGCTTTTGGTGGAACTCCCACCATTCGTTAAAGGTACTATGGAATGATACGTTAGTAGTGCTTGATGATTCTATTTTCTGGGCTATCTTATCATCCAGTAGTCGTTGTGCTTCTTTCTTTGCTCGATTAGACCCACTGTTAAGCGTTACAGATACCCGTTTCCATTTCTCAGTGTAAGTGTCCTTGTATCTTTCAAAATATTTATATTTCCCATTCGGTAATTGTTCTACCCACATTGTCATATCTCCTTAATTTTGGTAAAATGGGTATAGAAAAAAGAACACAATCTTGTTAGGTTGTTTTACCATGATAGTGTTTTTATTTTCTGTGATGCATAAGCTCTATAATCTAACTTTGGCGAGGGAGATTATAGGGCTTTTTTGTTTTATTTCAGATTTTGGACAGCATTGTCAGCTTCTTCTTGTGTAAATTTGTCGAAATTCACGAGCTGGTCACGGATTGCCTCAGGAGACATTGCCACAGTATCTTGATATTGTTTCGCTTTTTCAACAGCTTGTTTGTTGTAATCAATACCAGAATTCTCTACAGCATAGTCAGCGGCCTCTTGAGAGTATTTATCAAAGCTTACTAGTTGAGAACGCAATCCCTCTTTAGACATATAAACGGTACTAGCATACTGTTTAGCTTTAGTTACAGCTGTTTTGTACTCTTTTGGAACCTTGCTCTCACTTGACTGCTCAGTTTTAGCCTTTGACGTCGAGCTAGTTTGAGAAGACGTGCTTTTGGCTTGGGAACAAGCAGTAAGAGCAACAACAGAGAGACCTATTAAGCCTACAGACAATAATTTTTTCATAAAATTTCCTCCCAGCTTTTAATGTGGTTCAGTGATTGCACATATTTTTAATCTTTGTAAATATCTACGACTTTCCCAATAGTTCTGATGTCGTCATTTTCTGAAAGATAGACATTGTCGTAGTCGGGGTTAAGTGATTTCAGGTATGGTGTCCCGTTTGATTTGAACTGTTTGACATAGTTCTCGCCATTAACTTGAAAAATTGCAATATCATTATTCTCTACTTGCGGGGTATGCTTGATAAAAAGTAGGTCTCCGTCTTTTATTTTAGGTGCCATACTTTCGCCTATCACTTTTGCAACGCTATCAAATTCATCAGGAACCTCATTAGAGGGAATTGTGATTTCAGCGTCTACATAGTCGTCTTGCATGACCCCATTACCAGCAGAAACAAAGCCTGTGATAAAAACAGTAGTCATTTGAATTGGTTTTCTATTTTGTTTATCACGCAAGGTAAGAGCTAAGTCTACTACTTTTTTCTTGTTTGTGTCATTTAGGTCATCATAGATAGATTGAATATCAGAGACAGCAGGCGTATCGACTCCATACAAGATGTAGTCCGTGGAAGTTCCTAAAACTTGAGCTAATTTTACAATCTTTGACCCCGTTGGAATACTAGCACCGCTTTCCCACTTCGAAATAGTTGAGTCAGACTTATACCCTAACATTTTCGCTAATTCAAGTTGACTAATGCCCTTGTCAGCTCTCAAACTTTCAATTCTGCTTCCTCTTTGCTTATTCAAATCCATATCTTTCTCCTTGCTGTTTATATTAATATTATATAGTAGACTTTCCTAATTTTCAAGTCGATTTATAAAAAACTTAAAAAAACTTGAAAAAAAATCAACAAAACTGTTGACATTGAATTTAATTCAAGTTATAATATGCTTGTAAGTTAGTTAGAGAGGAGGAACAAAATGACAAAAACAGTTCCAAAGATTACAATCAAAGAACTTCGAGCCCGTCATAATCTGACGCAGGCGAAATTCGCTGAAAGCATTGGTACTACAGCTCAAACGGTTAGCACTTGGGAGAAAAACGCTCTTTCTATTTCTCCTAGGCACATGGTAACTATTTGTAATAAATACCACATTAAATCATCTGATTTGTACGGTATCTAATATTTTTTTACAGTAAAACTTGAATTAAATTCAAGTAAAGAATTAAGAAAGAGGTTACGCTAGATGAACGAAGTATCATTGTCTAACAACCTTTCTCAAATTGAATTAGAAATAAACCACCACAAGCAAATAGCTGGTCAATCAATTTGGGAGATTGGGAGACGGTTAAACCATGTTAAAGAAAATAATTTAGTTCACGGCGAATTTAGAGAATGGCTTGAAAGAGTTGGGATCAATTACCGTGAAGCAAACAGAATGATGACGGTCGCCAAGAAACTTCCAAATGTGACCACGTGGTCACATTTAGGGAACAGAGCGCTCTATCTGTTGGCTACACTTCCAGAGGAAGAAAAACAAGAGCAAATAGAAAAGATTGAGCAAGGCGACACACCAACGGTCAAAGAGCTAGAAGAAGTGAAGAAAAAGCTAAAACTCAAAGACCAAGCACTAGAAGCGGTTAAAGGCGAGCTTAAGCGTGCCAAAGCAATCAAACCGATTGAAAAAGTAATTGAAAAGGAAATCATCCCAGACGATTACAAGGCTGCGCAAGAGTTGAATAAAAAGCTACTAGCAAAAAACAAAGAACTTTCAAATAGTGAGCAAGCAGCTAACGAGCGAGTGCAATTCATTGAATCGCAACTCAAAGAGCTAATGAATCAACGGCAAGAGGTTGACGAAAAGTCAGCTAAATACGACGAATTGACAAGAGCCATTGAACAGTCGCAAGGGCAATTAGACAGTTACCAAAAGCAAGTATCTGCTTACCGTCACACCATCAACTTTTTGGAAAAAGGGAACAAATTCCTTGCTAACTTTGGCGGCGTAGCGTTTTTGGATATCAAACCAGCGTTAAACAATCCGAAAGTTAGAACTGAGCTTGAAACATTCTTAACTATGCTAAACAGTCTCAGCCGTAGCGTTTCGGAGATACTGGAACAAGACGACGTGATTGAAGGAGAAATCTTATGACGAACGACATTATTGGTCAAAGTAAAGACCACGCAAGACAAGTATCGCACCTAGCAGTTACTAGAAATATGCTAGATGCACTCGAAAACCATGAGGAGCGTATCGCTAATCTAGAAGACAACATGAGAGTGAACGCTGCACAAGAAATTAAATTAACTAACCTTGTCAACAGCAAGATTGTTGGATTGTTAGAAGGCAAGAAAAGCAAGGCTTACCGCGATAATCATATTCGTGCTAAAGCGTATCATGCCATCAACAAAGAAATTATTAACCATTTCGGTGTGAGACGCAAAGAAATCCCTGCTAAAGAATTTAAGAACACCGTTATCTTTATCGAAAATTGGAGCTTGAATGATCAAGAGCTTAAAAACGAGATTTTCACTGCAAACCATCAAGGAAGTCTGTTTGAAGCGTAGTTAGAGAGGTGTAGAAAGGAGACACTATGAATGAAATCAAAATCCGTGAAGATAAAGTGTCCTTGGACGGTCAAGAGTTAAAAACACTTACGGAATTCGAAATTAAAAGCACAACCGAGGACGGCTATGCTGAAGTGAAATTAACCTTACTTGCTAAATTGACCTGAAAGGAGCAAAAAAATGAATCACATTCAAGATATTATCGAGTTCATGCAAAAAGGCCGTCCAATCCCTGAATGGGACTTCACGACCTACATGTTCTTTACATTCTCAATGCTTGTTGGAATCCTTATCTTGCTTCCTATTCGCTTTGAGAACTCTTTTGGAAAGAGACCAGAAGGCACCGAAGATAGGGACGCTAACGAAGGACATTAAATTTCCAAATTGAGTATCAGACAGAACAATCAAGCAGTTTCTCAAAACGAGGAATCCAAAGATAGGCAAAGTGATGACAAAGCTATAAGTTATATCACCGTCTTTCTCAAACTTGAAAAAGAGCAGAATGTCATGGATATAGCTTAACGCTAACATCGAAATGAATAAAGCGATACCAATCACTAGACATAGATACGTCCAATTGATGTCGGCCAGCCTAGTCAAGGCTGAATGGCTATCTGGTGTTATACAGTGGAATTCAATGTACAGCAACCCAACGAACATCAGAAAAGCAGATATTTCAGATTTATTCTTCATGTCAAAACCTCGTTTTTATTAACTATTATATCAAATGGAAAGGACTACCAATGGAAATCACCTACAAACCAGTCGGGATCAATGAGACGGCTGAGTGGGGAGACTACGACCACCTCATGCAGCGGTGGGAAGGTCTAGGGAAGTCAATGGCAAAAAACCTCATTCGAGAAATGAGGGATAACAAAGACTTTCGAGACTACGTGTTCAACCCAACACATAAACTGGTTTTTATCAACTATGAAGGTTTTAAGTCCTTCATCGAATGGAAAACTAGAAACAGATTCAAATAACAATACATCCCTAGCCGTAACGGTGAGCTAGCGGGGCATATCTGTTGAAAACGTAAGCAATACCATTAGCGACGATTTGATTTATAAGAACTCCTAAAAATTAATATATTAAAAGTCCTCGCTAGTTCTCTAGTGCGGTTAGGGAATAAAAAGGCCAACCACTGCCAGAAAGGAGCATAACCGAATGAAGTATATCTTTCACTAACACGGAAGAAAATTACACGAAAATGAACAACAAGTTCTTACAAGACACTAGCTTGAGCTTACAAGCTAAAGGCTTACTAGCTGAAATCTTGATAAATAAAAGCGACTGGCGGGTTTATCTGTCAGAACTTGAAAAGAGGTCAACCAATGGGAAAAGCTCACACCGTACAGCGTTTGAAGAATTGAAAGACAAACGGTATGTCGTGGTATTTCGTAAAAGTAAGGGCTATAAGAAAGGTTTTGAAATGGTCGTCTGTGCTTCAGACATACCAATGACAGACGAATTTATAGAATACCTTGATAAAAAGTTATCCACAGAGTTATCCACAGGTAGTCTTAAAAATTCATAGGTTAGGAAATTGGAATTTCCATTTAATCAAACGATGATAATTCGTAAGTTAGAAAATTCGTAGTATGAAAAAATCAAACGATGATAATTCATAGGTTAGAAAATCGGACGCTAACAATAACTAATATATAAACAATAACTAATATATAACAATATGGTGCTACGCACACTAACCAACAACAATCTAGAGCCTACCGGCACTAACTAGTAATAATAACTAATAGATAACTATACAGTAATAATCATAGTTAGAAGAATAAGAGAGGTAAAAAACATGAAAAAACTATTCGGATGGATTTGGAGCAAAAAGCAAAATGAAGAAGTGGAAACATTCGTGATCCACAACCGACCAATGTGGGATGTTCAAATGCGTGAGTACAATCTCAAGCACGGATTACCAGAAGACCAAGTAATCGGGTGATGCCATGAAGCTACTAAGAAAACTATTTTCCAAGAAAAAACCTAAAGAGCCAGAATACTTTTTCGATGTGGTGGAGACGCCTGAAGAAAAGAGCGAACGGCTCAAACAGAAATATATTAAATAGCAACACCTTTCAACGTGTAGCCACGGCCCTGCCGTGAAGTGTAACTTATACCCATAATTTTTCCCCCAAAAAACTTTACTAAGTTACTTTTTTCCTAATATTCCCATTACAGTCTAATAAAACATTGAAACATGACACGGTAGGGCTTGGGGTGCACGTTGAAGGCACTAAAAAAAGCACAGGTAAGGGCCTGTGCAAGAAAATTATACCAAGGAGATTATACCATGAAAACACAAACAATTGCAAAACCAAGTTTTACTAAATCTAAAGCCTATGGCTTGTGCGGAACACTAGCTCTTGCTACTGCATTGCTAATCGGTGCAGGATCAGTATCAGCAGACGAAACTACTCAACCAGTGGCAGACACTCAACCAGCGGTGTCTAATGTGTACACAGCGGACAATTCTGGCAATGTCACTGTGACACCTAGCGAAACAGTGGCACCAGTCGAAACACCAGCGGTTGCTACAGAAGCACCAGCAACAACTACAGAAGTAGCACAACCGGTAGCTGAAACACCGGCAGCACACACAAGCGTAACTAAAGAGGGTGACACAATTACAGTGGAAAACCCTAATGTTGAAGTAACTTTCCCTAATGGAACTGGTAAATACTCACCATTCGAGGTCGAGTATAAAGATATTGAGTTTCCGGATAGCATGGCTATCAACGAAGGAGACAAGGTAGTAACTGAGTTGCCTAAAGAGATTGGCTTGCAAACTAGCTTTGATTTCGATGTTTACAACAATGAGAATGTTGTGGGAAAAGCTAACGCCGATGCTCAAACACGAGTGATTACTACGACATTCAATAATTACTTTACTGAACATCCATTGAATAAAAAGATGTCTTTGAAATTCGATGCTAAATGGCTTGATGTCGTTGAGCCTGGCAAACCAGTGACAGTCAATTTCGACGGTACTGTTAAGACATTCACTATTGCAGAGGAAGGGCCACTTCCAACTGATGAGCTCTTGTCTAAATGGGGTAGTCAAAATAAAGACAACCCACAAGTTATCAACTGGACATTGCGTCTGAACACGGCTCGTCAGGTCTTGAACTATGCAAAATTGCAAGATACTTGGTCAGACAATCAAGAATTTGTGGACGGCTCACAGAGTATCTACTTTGTTGAAGATCCTGTTAAGTGGACTGGCATTGACTATTCAGCTAAGGATTACCTTGAAAGCTGGAATGTCCGAGCAGACGGGTTCGATGCGAAATTCAAAGAGTTTAACCGCATCATGTACATTGACTATCAAACACGTTTGAAGTCAGCGGTTAAAGACTCAACTAATCCGACTAACAAGGCTACATTGGTAGCGGTAGATGCTGGGGCTATCTCAACATCTAAGGTCCAATTGGTTGGCGGACGTGGTGATGCGTCCGGTGAAAACAAACCAGAACCAACCTTTGAAATTCCTCGTGAAGCTCCAAAAGTAGACATCCCAGAATTTGAGGGTGGCATCCCTGGAATTCCAGAGGTGCGAGAATTGCCGGAGTACACTGAGCCAATCGGCACAGTGCCAAATGAAGCTCCAGTTTACGATAAGCCAGAGTGGAACGGAGGTATTCCGGGAATTCCGGAAGAACGTGAACTTCCACAATTCGAGGGTGGAGTAGTGCCAAACGATGCACCTATCTTGGACTTGCCAGAATTGGAAATTCCGGAAGAACCAACACCAGAAAAACCTAGCACATCAAAAGAGGCATCTAATAAGCCCGTAGACGCTCCGAAAGCGAAAGAGGTAGAAATTACCGAGGTCGTTTATAAAAACGATTCTGAGCCAAAAGAGGTGGCAAATACGACAGTTTACGGCGGTGTTCTACCTAACACTGGCGAAAAAGAGGGTATCGCTAGCAATCTTGGATTGGTAGTAATTGCAGCAGGTATCACTGGACTTACTCTTGGATTTAAAAAACGCAACGAAGAAAAAGGGGAATAATCATGAAAGAAAACAATAAACAAGTCGTATTTTACAACGCTGAAAAAGATGGATTTCTTAAAAGTTACAAAGATAGAGAAACTCTAGCTTTCGAAGCAACATTTACTGACCGTTTGAGAGACGCACTATACTTGCCAGTTGAACCATATGAAGAACAAAAAACTGAAATCGACAAACTTGCTGAAGCGTTTGACTGCGAAGTGCTTATCGTGGAAGCTGAATACAATGTAACTAAACCTGGCGGTTCGGACTTTGAACGCACAGCGCGTGAAGAATCCCTGAAAGATGGTCTCAAATCGCTCCTAGACTTATTGACGGACTAACAGAACTTGAAGTGGTGGGAGGGTAGGCATTAATTATGGCAGATAATCAAAAAATGAAGTTTAGAGGTGAGAGCAACGATAACATTCAAAGAATTTGAAGAAGTCTGGGACGAGTCAAGGGTCTTAAGTGACATTGTAAGAGTGCTAAGTTCAGCCGAAGGGAAGAACTATATCGAGGTCAAAGTTTACGAAAGTATTAACGGGATAGACATCTCGTCATCGGTCAGACTGGATGCTGAAGATAAAAAGGATGTTGTTGATCTTTTGAATAAAATTATGGCACGAAAACTCAGCAGACTTAGAGAGCAGGGTTTTGATTTTTACGAAGAATACCAAAAATCAGAAACTACCACCTAAAAACGATAAGAGAACCCAAAATTTGAGAATTAGGGGCATATAAAAAGGATATGACATGGAAGAAATGGAATTCACAGAGTTGCAACAACGGATGCAACTTGAAAAAAAACAAGAACGAAACGCCAAGTACGCTTCAAGGAGTGCTGAGGATATTTACAACACATTCAAGAGTTTGAAATCCAACTGGAGTGTCGTTGTTGACTATGACTTGGTTGTAATTATGGACAAAACGTATATTAAAGCCACTGCTACAGCTTTCAAGAAAGGTTCAAGCGTGCAATCTGTGGCGTTTGCTGAGTTGTCTCCGGTGCCAATTTTGAAAACTCGCAACGGTGATCTAAAACAAATGACTGAGCCACAGTGGACAGGAGCGGTGCAATCATACGCTGGGAAATATGCCTTACAGTCATTGTTTGCGATTGGTGACCAAGATGTGGACCAGTTTGAAATGTCGGAGGATAGTTTGCAACAAAACCAACCTCACAACAACCAACCGCATCAAAATCAGCAACCGCAACAAGCACACTACGAGTCAAGAAGCGATCAACAACCTAACTTTATCAGCAATGAACAGCATGACTTCATTATGCAGCAAATCAATGAGTTAGCTCTAATTACTGGTCAATCAGTTGAAACAGTTGCTAATTACTACTTGAAGAAGTATAAACTCAATGATTTCCATGAATTGCTAGTAGCAGGATTTAACGTGGTAAGCAACGACATTCAAACACAAATCAACAATCGGAAGGGATAAGACATGAAGGACGTAACAAACAACGCAACAAATAATTTCTTGGAAACAATCGAGCCGGTATATACACCGGGGCAAATCAACTTTGATTTTGAAGCATTTGACAAAGCTATTCAAGCGGCAGTTAGCGAGCTATCAGACGAACAATTGGACCAGCTTGAATATAGCGACATCAAGAAAGAAATTACCCGCTATAAAGGGCTTGATGACAAGCTAGATGCAAAACGCAAAGAGATTTCAAAAATCTATAAGAACCCACTCACAGAATTTGAGGGCAATTTGAAGAAATCACGCAAGCCGTTGCAAGAGCTAGTTGACAAGTTGCGTGCAAAACGTGATGAAATCGACAATCACCAAGCAATGCTCCGAGCTGACCACGTTAGATCAGTCTTTGAAGAAAAGTGCGAACTTGCCGGACTTGATAAAGACACATTCAAGGACAAGTACGACGGCTACTCTTTGAAGAAGTATTTCAAAGACAAAAAGGTGGAACTCAAGAAAGAGACTATCGAAGAAATCGACGCCCTTGTTTTAGCTGAGTATGACCGACTTGAGGAATACAAGGCTAACATAGCCATGATTGAGGAACAAGCCCTTGACTATGAGCTACCGGCTGAACCATATACTAGAGCATTGCAGAATGATACACCTCTAGTGGAAATCTTGAAGCAAATGAAAAAGGACCGTGATGCAGCTATTGAGCGTAAGCAGCAAGCAGAAGCCAAAGCGAAAGCAGAAGCGGCACGCCTAGCAGAAATTGAAGCCATGGCTAAACAGTCAGCAAACGAGGAAATCAAAGCGGTTAACGCTGAAACTGGTGAGGTAATCGAAGATGTCAAGCCAGCAGAGGAAGTACCTAGTAAACCCGCTGAACCGTACAAGGTCAACCTTGCCCTTACGTTCCACGGTGGAGAGAATCAATGGCATCAATTCGCTAAATTGTTGGATGATAACTTCGTAAACTATGAAATCTTAGGAGAAAATCAATGATCAATTCGACCGTACTCGTTGGGCGCTTAACCCGTGACCCAGAACTAAAATACACGACCAGTAACATCGCAGTAGCCACATTCAGCCTAGCCGTTAACCGCAACTTCAAGGACGCTAACGGCGAACGTGAAACGGACTTTATCAACTGCGTTATCTGGAGACAGCAAGCTGAGAATTTGGCTAACTGGGCTAAAAAAGGCGCATTGATTGGGATTACTGGACGCATCCAAACCCGTAGCTATGAGAATCAGCAAGGGCAACGAGTGTATGTCACTGAGGTAGTCGCTGAGAACTTCCAAATGCTAGAAAGCCGTGCGGCGCGTGAAGGCAGTAGCGCAACTCAAGGCAACACATCGGGAGCGTTTGGCAATGATAACGGTGGCTATGCTGGGCCTTATGGTCAGCAAGCACCGCAACAGCAAGGGCCAAACTTTGCGAGAGATAACGGTCCGTACGGGAACAGTAACCCAATGGACATCACGGATGACATGCTGCCATTCTAGTTGGGTGAACTATGAAATTAGAATTTCTATTACCAAGGTCAAAAGCTAAACCTGCTCAAAATCTAGTTATCAACAGTAACGACAGATTTCACTATCAAGCAGAGGGCCGAATGGTCAAGAAACTGCGATTGATAGCAAGAGCAGAAGCAGGACTTAACATTAAGCCGGTATATAGCCCAGATAAGCCTTGTAAAGTGCTTGTCACGGTTTATGCACCAACCAGACGAAGATTAGACCCACCTAACCTATATCCTACTGTTAAAGCCCTTATAGACGGCTTGACGGATGCCAATTTGTGGCCAGACGACAATCACGAAGTTATCAAAATGATGTCGTTTCAGTATGGCAGGCTAAGTGGTGAATCTGGGAAATTTAAGATTGTGTTAGATATCGAAGGAGCTTGAATGAATAGCAAATATAAAGACAAGCTTGTTGGTGTATACGCACCGGGCAACTATGGGCATACTAGCGTATTAGATCAGACACAAGAATTTTCAAGGTGGTTTTGGTCTAATCGTAAGGACATGGAGCTTATCAGCGTTAAGCTAGGTATCGACATTAAAAAGCTCAATCGTATTCTGACACTGGAGCAGTTACCGGATGAAGGCTTGTTAAGAAAGATGGTCGAGCTATGCAATGGTTAAGACGATTTATAGCAAAGAATCCGGCAAAGGTTTTCAGAGAAGGTGCTAAGTATGGCGGTAGCAAGTGCCATGAAGTGGAGTTAAAGGAGGTTAGTAATGGCTAAATTTATTAGAGTTACAAACATCGCACAAGGAATTGATATGGACACAATTTTAAATGTCGATGATATCGGGCACATCTCTATTGGCCCTAATATCATTTTTGTAAAAACGCCGTTCGCAGACGGGACAAATCGGATTTATGTAAGAACCGAAACGATTGAGCAGTTAGAAAAGATTTTGCTAGAGGGAGAAAACAATGGATAGACAAGAAGCAGTAAATCGAGAAGAAGCAGTGCGGACAATATCAAGGATATCTGGTGGTTCTGTATCTTACGCAGAAGACCTATATGACTCGTTCTTCGAGAAACCAGTGGTGCCGCAATACGTGGCGGATTGGTATGAGGAACATAAGAATGACTTAAATGAGGATATTTGGGCATATCTTACAAGCTGGGCTGATACGAAATGGGACGAGTTCAAATACTGGATGTACCATACTGGCAAGAACGAAGCCATCACTACTATCGTCAATATGCACCAGTTTGGCTACGAGGTCGAGAAAGAGGCTAGGTACACGGTTAAAATTAAAGGCCGTTTAGGGCAATATCTAGGCAAATATTACTTAAACAACGAGGAATTAACGCCACAGTTTACAAGGACTCAATATAGTGAGGGTGGAAGTTTTACGAGAACAGAGCTAGAAGCGAACGGCTTTGGCTGGGTGTTTGATTGCCCAGGCGTTGAAGTGAAAGAGGTGGAGTGATGAAGATTAAAAATTATAAATACACTACTAACGAAATTAGCTACACTGCATGTTACGACGTTCTGGAAGCAGAAATAACTCACGAGCGTACAGAGTATGGCGTTCGCACCACAGATATTTACGATTTTCTTGAGGAAGTGTCTATATACAGTCCCGAAGATGCAGACGCAATCGAAGCTTTCATAGATTTTCAAAATAATTTAGTGCTAGAAAATGTCGAATTTGAAATCGAGAATGCGGAGGTAACGGATGAATAATCTGATTACTAAAATCAACCGCTGGGCAGACGAGCGAAATTTAAAACAAGCTGACCCAAAGATTCAGTGGATGCGAATCACGGAGGAGGTCGGAGAAATTCGGGATGTCCTCTTGAAACCAACGAAATTCACAGAACCACAAGCAGCACTCAAGGATGCTATCGGTGACACGCTGGTAACAATTATCGTACTAGCACATCAACTAGACCTCGATGTGACTGAGTGTCTCGGTATTGCTTACGAGGAGATTAAGAACAGAAAGGGAAAGATGATAAATGGCACATTCGTCAAGGAGGAAGACCTTTGAAATTCATTGATCTATTCGCAGGCATAGGCGGATTCAGACTAGGAATGGAATCGGCAGGGCATGAGTGCGTGGGATTCTGCGAAATCGACAAGTTCGCTAGGGCGAGCTATAAAGCAATTCATAACACTGAAGGAGAAATAGAACTACATGACATTACCACAGTCACAGATGAAGAAATTAGAAACATCGGACACGTTGACATTATATGCGGAGGATTTCCGTGCCAAGCTTTCAGCATTGCTGGAGCTAGACGAGGATTCGAAGATACTAGAGGAACTCTCTTCTTTGAAATCGCAAGGTTCGCCGCTATTCTCAAACCTAAGTATCTATTCCTTGAAAATGTCAAAGGACTCCTTAACCACGGCAAAGGAGATACCTTCGAGACAATCCTCTCAGCGTTGGATGAACTCGGGTATGATGTGGAGTGGCAAGTGCTTAACAGCAAAGATTTCGGAGTACCACAAAACAGGGAACGTGTGTTCATTATCGGACATCTTAGAGGAGAATGTGGACGAAAGATTTTTCCTATCGGAGGAAATGGCGCAACGATTGATTGTGAATGGCCAAAGATAAAGAAAGTTGGGAATATCAGAAAAAAAGGCAAATCACAGAGTAGAGATGTGGTTTCAATCGACTCTTTGGCGCCTACCCTTTGCAACACGACAACGCAGAAAGACCCTTTAAAAATATTGCTCGCTGGCAACCTACCAGGATCACACGAACAGAATGGCAGAGTCTACGATGTCAACGGCATCTCGCCAACTCTAAACACCATGCAGGGTGGGGACAGGCAACCCAAAATCCGTGTCCGTGAAGCAACTAAACAAGGCTATGCTGAAGCGAGTGTGGGGGATAGTGTTAATTTAGCACATCCGAACTCTAAAACACGCAGAGGGAGAGTTGGGAAACAGATTGCTAATACTCTATTGACTGGCGAGAGCCAAGGCGTGGTTGAGCCTAGTTTCCGCATTCGCAAGCTAACACCTCGTGAGTGTTGGAGATTGCAAGGTTTCCCAGATTGGGCTTTTGATAAAGCACAAGAAGTAAACAGTAACAGTCAGCTATATAAGCAAGCCGGGAACAGCGTGACCGTCAATGTCATTAAAGAAATAGCGAGGCGTCTATGAAGAAACATAAAGATTTAAGCATTGCCACAGTTCTACTACTAGTCTCGCTAGCGATTAACGTGACTACTATTCTACGAGTGGTCAACAGACCAGTAGAAGCTATTGTGGTGCACAAGGCTGACAATGCCACTGTATTGCACGGGAAAATTACCGGCAAGGAAATGGTCGGAAAACTCTACACGCTCGATTGTGGAGCTTATGGAAAGTTCCTAGTGAGTAAGGAACAGTACGACAGTGTTAATGTCGGGGATGATATCCCGAGCTACTTAAGGGGGCGAGGATAATGATTCCAAGATTCAGAGTGTGGGATAAGACCTGTAAAACGATGTACGAAGTTGATGATATTATGTCTATCGATTTCGGGAAAAGCGAAATTTCTGTAAAAACGCTCTTTTTCGAACGGACAAATTACTACAAATTCGATGACCTTGTTCTCATGCAGTCAACTGGACTGAGAGACAAGAATGGCAAAGAGATTTTCGAAGGGGATATCGTTGATTACAAAGGGAAAAAAGCAGTCGTCAAATGGCATGGGTCTTATGCAAGTTTCGTTTACATGTTTGTGGATGAATCGAGAGACAGGAATCAAGAATGGGATCCGCTATATCTTTCTTATTTTCACTTTGAAGTGGTTGGCAATAAATTTGAAACACCAGCATTATTAGAGGTAAGCTCATGAGCGTGAAATACAAATATTCCGGACTGACACCAGAATTATATCAGCTGTTGGTCAGTGAGCATGCATCACTGAAGAAAGCACACAAAAAAGGCTCATATAAGCAGTTTTTCCAAGAAGTGCGACAGTGCGATGAGTTACAAGCTCGCATCATATATCAAGCATTCAACGCCGCAGTTGTGGAACGTGCGAGGATATCGCCAGCGACAGTCGATAGACTGGAAGGCATTATTTCTGATGAATTATTTTGCGACCTTCAAGGTTATCTGTCCACTAATTATACAAGGGGTAAAACCACGCGCCCAGTGTTGAATAAAACCAACGCAGGACTGCCAGAGGGCTTATTCAAGCGATTCCAGGAAGAAGTGGAAGAACTACGCAAGGAACACCCTAGAGATCTAAATAGCTATATTAGGGAAATCAAGGGTTGCAATCAGAGAGATGCTAACAGAGCCCAATACTCCCTAAATCGCTGCAATGCAGAAGACATCACCTTGACACCTTTAAGGCTCATTCAAATGGAAGGCTTACTTTCCAGAGACTTATTCAGCAAGATTGCTAGTTATGTCTTCAATAACTACGATTGGCCCGAAAAATTGGATGAGGATGCTGACCGCATTATGCTTGAGTACCGAACTAAAGGCAAGCTAGGCAAGGATAAAATCGCGGTCAGAAAAGCCTTATATAAAGCCTATTCGTTAGGCGTGTAGCTAGAACGGTTTATGAGGGTTCGACTCCCTTACTAGCTATTACCAGTCAATCTAAATATAGAATCGAGGAATCCTTTATTTTTTTCATTCAAATCAGCAGAAGCGGGACTGGTCGTGGATGCTACCAAAATCCAGTAAATCTAAAACATAGAAAGTAGGTATCCTTTATTTTTATCTTTACAAAATCTAAAGCGCATTACTGGTAGCGTGATTCTTTAAGGCTTATGCCTGCACTTAATTAGATATAGGCCAGAAATCTCTATAATTCTACCTAACTTTATTTCTTGTTTAAAAGTCTATTATTATGAGTTCAAAAAAAGAAGGAGGAAAACCTCCGAAAATGATTTCTCTATATCTAGGCGAGAATGGTTTTATCATGGGTTCGATTCCCGTGGCTCGTCATTGTCTGTCAAAACACTAAAAAATAAGAATAGATTTTTTAGTGGCTTGAACACTTTTTCGACACGAGCAAGCTGACAGACCTTGCTCAAAACAAAACCCGGCAAATATAAGAAAAAAGGATGTGAAAGGCCCTCTTTCTTATTGATATCAAAATTGCATTTACTACAGCGATTAGCAATCTTGCCGGTATTGCTGATCTAGAAGGAGGTGATAAAGATAGCTTGAGAAACACCCAAGAATAAACACTTATTCTATCTTTTCAATAAAATCTCTTAACGTTTCTTGAGCTAAAATAAAAAAGACCGACACAATGGCCGGCACTCTTTGAAAGTCAACACTACTATTATACCAGAGAGGGCAGAACAATGCTATTGCCGGAAATTGATGAGAAAGCAACTATCAGAGGTTGCAAGCGTAAACTTCGAGAATATCCAAGATGGCGAGAAATTGCACACGATAGCGCTGAGCAGAAGATTACACAAGAGTTCACTTTCATGCCAAGAGGTGGCAACGGAGTGAGCAGACCAGTGGAAAATATCGCAGTCAGACGTGTCGATGCTACGAACGAGCTAGAAGCCATAGAGCAAGCAGTTAGCGGGCTATATCGTCCAGACTATCGCAGAATACTGATAGAGAAATATCTGGCATACCCACCGAAACCAAACTGGCAAATTGCCCAGGCAATCGGATTCGAGAGAACGGCTTTTCAAGAGCTACTTAATAATGCTATCCTAGCATTTGCTGAATTGTATAGAGATGGCAAATTGGTTGTAGAATGTTGAAATGACGGTATTTTGACGGATAAAGCACGGTATCTTACAACTGTTTAAAGTGGTATTATTATATTATCGAAGAAAATCAGAGACAGCTCACTTTGTGGGTTGTCTTTTTCAGTATCAGAAAGGAGTTGATGGAAAATGGGATGACCGAAAAACAAATAAAGTTTGCCGATGAGTACATCATCAGCCTAAACGCTACGCAAGCGTACAAGAAGGCTTATCCTAGTATTAAGAAGATAAGGACGGCAGAAGTCAATGGTAGTAAGCTACTAAGAAATACTGAGGTCAAGGCTTATATAGACGAACGACTGGAACAATTAAAGTCGGAACGTGTTGCGGATCAACAAGAGGTCATGGAATTTCTAACTGCCGTCATGCGTGGAGAAGTTGAAGAACCCTTGCTGGTCCTCGATGGCGAGGGCATGCAACGCATTGCTCAAGCTAAGCCGAACGTCGCTACTCGTCGAGCTGCGGCAGTTGATATCGGTAAGCGTTATAGAATGTGGACAGACAAGGTCGAAGCTGATGTAACGCAAGATATCAATATTAATGTCGGTGAATGGAATGACGATTAATCTTGAAATCAATCCAAGCAAGGTGTTTAATCGGCATATCTATGAGCATTTGTTTGATTACGACACATTCACTGAGGTTCATTACGGCGGGGCATCTAGCGGTAAGAGTCATGGGGTCTTCCAGAAGATAGTCCTCAAGGCTCTTAAAAATTGGGACAAACCCCGCAAGATATTGATATTGCGAAAAGTAGGCTCTACGGTTCGTGATTCGGTGTTTGCGGACGTGCAAGCAGCCTTGTCTTATTTCGGTGTGCTTGCTTTGTGCAAGGTTAACATGAGCGCATTCCGTATTGAGCTACCAAACGGCGCTGAACTGATTTTTAAAGGTATGGATAATCCAGAAAAAATCAAGTCTATCAAAGGTATTTCAGACGTGGTCATGGAAGAAGCGTCAGAGTTTACGCTTGACGATTACACACAGCTAACACTTCGTTTGAGGGATAAAGCTCACAAGCAGAAGCAAATCTATTTGATGTTTAACCCGGTATCTAAGGCTAACTGGGTATATAATGCGTTTTTTGTGAAGAACCCTAAAAATACAGTGGTCTATCAAACGACGTACAAGGATAATCGCTTTCTGGATGAGTTGACCAAGGAGAATATTGAAGAGCTAGCAAACAGAAACGAAGCCTACTACAAAATCTATGCTCTAGGTGAGTTTGCCACTCTTGACAAGCTAGTATTTCCAAAATATGAAAAGAGATTACTCAACAAGGACGAGCTTAAACAGCTACCGTCCTTTTTTGGTCTTGACTTCGGGTTTACTAACGACCCGACGGCGTTTATGCACGTCAAAATAGACCGAGAGAATAAGCGGCTATATATCCTTGAGGAATATGTCAAGAAGGGCTTGCTTAACAACCAAATAGCAGAAGCTATAACTAGCTTGGGCTATTCAAAAGAGGTGATTATGGCTGATTCAGCAGAGCAGAAATCTATTGCTGAATTGCAAACGCTGGGCTTGCGTCGAGCTATTCCAGTAGACAAGGGCAAAGGTTCGGTTCTGCAAGGGATTCAATTCTTGCAGCAGTTCGACATCATCGTTGACGAAAGATGTGTCAAGACGATTGAGGAGCTTGAAAACTATACATGGCAAAAAGATAAGCATACAAACGAGTACATCAACAAGCCGTGCGATAGCTATAACCACTGTATCGACGCTATTAGGTACGCACTGCAGAACCTTATTTTCGTCAAGGATAGGCAGGACGTAGACGCTAAGATAAGACGGGTTAACAAACTGATAAGGAGATAGAATGACGAACACAACACATAGTGCTGACGACATTTTACATGAAGGACAGTACATTCCTAGATCATACCAATTCGAGCGAGACATGGAACCGACTAGTTTGCAGAAACGTGAAGACTTCCTTCGCTTTCCCAAAGAAGCTAATACACACTTCATGGCTCAATCAGCGGACGACCTAGTGAACACGTTTGAAGGGCGTGAGAAGTTAGAAAAGATGGTAGCTCAGTTCCAAGACGGACAGATAGACCGCTTGAATATCCTAGAGAGCTACTCGAACGGGAACAACTACACGATTCTAAATGGCCGTAAGCGACTAGAACCAGAGAAAGCTGACTACCGTATTAGGCATGATCTGGGCGGACAAGCTAGCCGCTTCTTCACTGGTTATACGGTGGGTCAACCTATTTCAATTGGTGCTACTGACACTGACAGCGACTTGACGGCTATTGATGACTTCAACGCTTACAACGACATTGAAGCTCTGAACCGTGAGTTAGTCTATGACGCTTCACGTTTTGGGCGAGCGTTTGAGCTGCATTATTATGATGAGTTTGGCAATCCAGCAGTGGTCTTGATTGATGCAAGGGAGATGTTCACAATCCGTAGCGCAGACGTCCGAAAGGATATCATTGCGGCTGTTCATTGTCCAGTATACAACGGTGAAATGTTTGTCACAGTTTACACCGACAACAAGATTGTCAGCTATGATCCAAACTGGCAGGAAATTGAACGCAAAGAAAACCCATTTGGAATGGTGCCAGTGGTTGAATGGCAAAACAACCGAGAACGTTCGGGAGACTGGGAGAAAGGTATTCCAATCATTGACGCTTACGACGCAGCAGAGTCAGACACGGCTAACTATATGTCAGACCTTAACGATGCCATGCTTGTTATCAAGGGGGATGTTGAAAGTACCGGCATGAATGCGTCCGACATCATGAAAATGAAACACGCTAACATGCTAGTGCTTGAGAGCGGTGTTGGACACAACGGACAGCAAACGTCACTAGATGCCGGCTATATCTACAAACAATACGATGTGAGCGGTGTTGAAGCGTACAAGTCACGCTTGATTAAAGACTTCTTCCGAATTGTCGGGCTACCTAACTTGCAAGACGATTCGACTTTCTCAGCTACGTCTGGGATTGCTATCCGCTATAAGCTCGTTGACTTGCAGCAAGTTACAGCCGTGAAGCGTGGGTTCTTTGTTAAGGCGCTCAGACGACGCTATAAGTTGCTTGAGTTGCTATCTAACAACCTCAAAGGGATCGAACCAGTGGACGCTGACATGCTGACATTCACATTTCATGAGAACCTGCCAACGGACGTATGGGCTGAGATTCAATCTGCTATCAATTCCGGCATGGAAATCTCACAAGAGACGCTTATGGAATCAGCTAGCTTCACCGATGCACGCAAAGAAAAGAGCCGTTTGCTCAAAGAGGGCGGGGCTACTGATCTAGAAGTTAGCCAGATTGTAGGTGTTGAGGATGATGACGAATAATGAACGCTACAATGCTGAACGCAAAGCACAATCAGACCTAATCAAGCGGGACATAGAACGTGACAAGGTCTTAAAAGAGCTCTATCAAGCGTCATATAACCGTATGCAAAGCCAAATAAACGGCTTTTACATGCGCTATGCTGACAAAGAGGGGCTAAGCCGTGCTGAAGCTATGAAGCGGGCTAGTGAGTTTGATGTCACCGAGTACAAGAGCCGAGCTAGAAAAGCAGTAGTTGAGAAAGACTTCTCACACGGCACTAATCAATGGCTAAGACTGTTTAACTTAAAAATGAAAGTCAGCCGTTTGGAGCTACTCAAAGCAGAATTAAGGCTTGAAATAGCTAGTCTTATATCAGACGTTAACGAAGTCTTCGACGAAGCGCGTGAGAGTGAATATTTAGCTGAATTTAAGCGTCAAGCGGGTATCTTGGGCAATTCTGCTGTCAATGCAGTGAGTCGCATGAGAGCTATTTTAGACGCTGATTTCTACGGGCAGAATTTTAGTCGTAGAGTTTGGGGCAGAAACGGACTTCATGCAAACATGCAGAAGGATGTGTTTAGCTCGTTAGCACGGATCTTCACCGACATGGACGGTTTTAAGCAGGAACGGCAGCGATTAGCTAAGAAATATAACACAAGCCAAGCCAACGCCCAACGATTGCTCAAGACCGAAATAGCTCGCATTAATGCTGATACAGAATTGATGATGTTGAAGGAGAATGACTTCACGCATTTAATCTATGTTGCAGAAAGTGGGGCTTGCGATATCTGTAAGCCCTTGGATAGAAAAGCCATACCGATTAACAAGGCGGAAAAAGGGGTTAACATGTACCCAATGCACCCTAACTGTCGCTGTTCAGCGTATGGACACATCAAAATGGAATATAAAGCTGGTGGCAGCACTCTTGACGAAGAAGCTGTTAACGGCGTGTGGGGTGAATAGCCCCTTGTCCAGACCGTGCTGAGGACGTTAAAAGCTGCATGAGTTCGTCGAGGTTGGACGTAAAAGCGTAAAGAAAGGAGCCTATCATGGCAGAAAAAGAACTTGAAACAGTTGAGAATCCTCAAGAGGTTGAAGCTAGCCAACCAGAAAAAGAGGAGAAGATGGTGTCAGTTGCTGAAATGCAGCGTAGACTCAAACAGATGGAAGAAAAACATACTCTTGAAATTGCTGATATGCAAACCGGTATTCAATCTCAAATCGAGGAAGCCGTTGCTAAAGCTAAAATGAGTGAAGAAGAACTTCAAGAGCTGCAACAGAAACAGCGGGATAAAGAATTCGAAGAAGCCCAGAGCACAATTGCAGCGCTTCAAGCTCAAATCGCTCAACGTCAAATGCAGGATATCGCTATTAAAGAGCTCGAAGCTCAAGGCGTGCCTGTCAATGAGTCAACGCTTGCATTCGTAGTCAAAGGCGATGAAGAAGCTACTAAGCTAGCTGTTTCAAACATGGCTAACATCTTAAACTTGCAGAAACGAGAGGAAGCCAAAGCTCTACCACCTCGCACAAGCGGTGGAGAGGAAGGGAGCTCACATCGTGGAAAAGACAAGTTTGATAAAGCCAAAATCACTAATTTCTAATCAAAGAAAGGAGAGCGTATGGCTCAACAAAAATTCAATCCGGACACAGTCCTATTGTCTGACTCTCTTGGTAAAGAGATTACATCAGAATACATCACTGATCTTTTCACTGACGAACTTGTAAAAACTTCAAAAGTCATTCAGCTTGGTCAAAAAGTTGAAATGGAAGGCAAAATGGTCCGCAAGGGCGTTGAAGTTGGTCAATTGACAGACGCTTACTTTGTTGGTGAAGGTCAAAAAATCGGCACTGCAAAAGTACAAACTAAATCTTACGTTCTTGAATCTCGTAAATTGGCAGTTATCTTGCCAGTTACAGAAGAAGTCCTCAACTACACTTGGACTGACTTCTTCGAGTCGATCAAGGACAAGATTGTTGATCTTTTCAACAAGAAGATTGACGGTGCTGCATTCCTTGGTTTGTATAACAACCCATTCGGTGCTAACGTTTTGGCGTCTGCTAAACGTGCTCAGAACATTGTATCTGGTGACATCAACCTCAATAACATCTACGACGTTGAGGACAAGTCAGAAAAAGAACCTAACGCATTCGTGGGGCACCGCACAATCAACCGCACACTTCGTGGAATTGTGGATAATGTGAACGGTGGTCAACACATCTTCACTAAGCCAGCTAACCCTAACGCAATCGGAGAGCTTGATGGTCTTCCATACTCACAACTTCAATTGCAAGACGGGCAAACTTACCCAGCAGGTACTTTGATTACTGGTAACTTCAATGGTTTGGTTTACGGTATTCCAAACGGTACTAACTTGCGTCTTAAAATCGCTGATCAAGCTACCTTGTCTAAAGTTCAAAACAATGGCGACCTTGATTCCGGTGACGTTCACTTGTTCGAACAAGACATGCAAGCACTCCGTGCTATCTTTGAAATTGCCGTAGCGATTCCAAACGATGAAGCATTTGCAGCTATCCAACCTGTAGGAGTCTAGTCAGGAGGTTTAAGTGGCCTATAAAGCTAAGATTACATTCCGTGACTTGCAAGATAACGAATATATCTACCAAGTCGGGGAAACTTACCCACGAGAAGGCTATGAGCCTACTAAAGAGCGTGTGGTAGAAGTTCTTGAAAAGGGCGGCATCGAACAAGTCGAGCCGTCAAAAGAGCTTACGGTCAAAGAGCTCAAAGCAAAACTTGATGAAGCCGGTATCGAGTATGATGCCAAAGCAAAAAAAGCAGATTTAGAAGTTCTTCTAAAGGCTGCGGAGGAGGTCTAAAATGAACGATATCCAACTAGAGAAGATTAAGCGTCGGTTGGGTATCGACGTTGAAGACAATCTTGAGGATAAATTGATTGAAGACTTAGTCAATGACGCTGAGAGTTATTTCAAGGCGCTTGTCGGAACAACCGAGATTGACAAGAAGTATCATTTCATCATCGAAAATGTTGTTTACAAACTCTATGGCCGTAAGGGATCAGAGGGTGTCAAAACCGAAAACGTAGACGGCTATTCAGTCACCTATGAAGATTGGGACGACATGTTCAAACCTTACAGAAAGATTCTGGACAAAGATTTCGGTCTGGACGGCTCGTTAGCTCGAAAAGGTAAGGTGAAGTTTCTATGAAAACACCGCACCGCATCAAGCTAGTGAAGCAGGGCGCTTCGACTTACAACCCGATTACTGATAAGCACGAAGAAAAGGCACAGTCTAGTAAGATTGTGCCTTGTTTGGTTAACTTCATTGACCAGCAGCGTGCATTTGAAGCCTACGGGAGCAGGTCAGACGTTGTCATGATATGCCGATTCAGTCAAGAGCAGAAGCCGTTTGACTACGCTCTTTATGAGGGCAAGAAGTATTACCCTATCGAACAGATTGACGCACCGATTAAGGGCGCAATCAGATTGAAAAGAGGTGAGCTAAATGGCTAATTTCACAATCGAGTGGAGAGGGGACACGGTCCTCGCTGCTGCTTTGAATAAGGCAAGCCAAGGGGTTAGAACACAAGCTCAAACTGCTCTTAAAAACTCAGCTGAGAAAGGCAAGAGCATTTCAAAAGGGCTTGCGCCAGTTGATACTGGTTTCTTGAGAGCTAATATCACCACTAGGCACATAGGTGAAGAATCACACATTCATTCAGCCGCCTCTTATAGCGGTTTCCAAGAGTTTGGGACACGCTATCAGCCCGGTAAGCCGTTTATGCGCCCTATGATGCAACAAATCGAGCCCTACTTCACTGAACAAATCCGTAAAGTTATGGAAGGAGCCTTTAAATGACACCTAGCCACGACTTATTCAGAAATCTATTTGCTATTGCTAGCGAGACGCTGGCAACTTACGACTATTTACCCGATTCATCCGCAAGCTATCCATTCGCGTTTATCGGTGAGAATAGCTCAGCGCCTACACTCAATAACGACAATTTTGGAATGATAAGACAAACCGTCCATCTCTACGGGACTAGAGTGCAGCGTGCAGAGTTAGACACCCACTGCCAAGCGTTAGAACAAGCTAGCGAACGAATTAAAGGGTTTGAATACAACCTATTGAAGACTGGTACAGACAAGCAAGTCTTACCGGATAATACAGACGTCCAGCCATTGATCCACATTGTGCTGGATTTTTCATTTTCATATACCAAAAAGGAGGAATAAATGGCAGAACTTATTTTAGGTAAAGACCTAATGGTCTTCTTCCGTCGTGTTAAAGATCAAAAGACACAAGACGCTGCTAAAGTACGTTTCCAAACAGAACATACCATCAACGCTGAAAAAGAGGTCGAAACTACTAAGACAAAAGACGGTGTTGTTAACTCAATCTCAGACGGTGAAGTATCTGGGGAGTTCGTATCACTCGCTTATCGTGAAGATGGCACAACTACTGAAATGTGGCGTGAAATGCGTAAATGGTTCATCGCAGGCGAAAAAGTAGAGTGCTGGCAAGTTGACCTTGCTTCTAAACGCACTTCTGGTAGCAAGGATGTCTATGACGTTGAATATTACCAAGGCTATCTTAAGAACTTTGAAATTTCAGCACCCGCTGACGACAAAGTGGAGCTTTCTTACGAAATGGCTATCGACGGCAACGGTATTATTTCAACTGACAGCTTGACAGAAGCTCAGAAGAAAGCAGTCGCAAGCGCTCAATACGACTATCACACTCTTGCTAAAGAAGACGGCCTAACGGCATCTATCTAGTCTAATTGCAGGGGCTTTGTGCCCTTGCTTTTTTTGTACAAAGGAGAAATAAAACATGATTCTATCTATCAACGGACGAGACTTTGAATTGAAATTCGGACTTGCGTTCTTGCGTGAAATCAACAAATTGCACTCAGCAGAACTTGAGGGCATGAAGACTGGTTACGGTGCTATGACATTGATTTCAGCCGGTGTCGCTATCAACGACCCGTTGGCATTTGTGGATATCATCAAAGCTGGTACGATTACAGCACCACAAAAGCCAAGTGACGCTGACATTGAAGCCTATCTTGCTGATTTGATTGACAAAGGTAAATACAAAGAGACAATCGGCTCTATTATTGACGAGTTAAAAGCGTCATCCCTACTCAAACTCGCAATGAACGTTCAAGAGTAGGGCAAAGTCAACCAGATTATGATTTCAGCTATGACGACGCAATGGCCCTCTTGATTGCAAGGCACGGCATGAGCTATGTCGAAGCTGCTAGGACAACGCTTGTTGAATTTGAGGTATATAATACCGCCTACGCTATTAAACAAGAGGACATCCGCTTTAACGCAGCTATTCAAGCATGGTATAACCAGACCGTGCAAGCTACCAAAGGCAAGGGCAAAAGTGTTCGTTCAGCTTACAGAACCTTTAATGAGTTTTATGATCATGAGAAAGAGTTCAGCAAGATATTTAAACCAGAGGACACTGTGCCTAGAAGTCGAGCGCTCTCGTTAGCTGATAAGAATAGGATCATCAATCAAAAAATGAAAGGGGGTAGTTAATGGGAGTATCTTTTGACGTTACGGCCATACTTCGTGCCAACTCAAGCGACTTCACCAACGGTGTCAATGCTGCTAAGTCTGCCCTTGCTGATTTAAAAAATCAGTCTGGGGGCATGCTTGCTCAAGTTGGTAGCAGTTTAAAGTCAGTTGGTAGCGCCATGCAGTCAGTCGGAGCTGGAATGACCACAGCTTTTACACTGCCTATGGTTGGAGGTTTGACTGCCGTCATCAAAGGCTATGCAGACCTTGAGCAATCTTTGGGTGGTGTTTCTACGCTATTCAAACAGAATGGCTCAAGCGTCAATACCCTTGCCAGAGACTACGGCATGACCAGACAGCAAGCTCAAGCGCTCTATAACACTATGGACCGTGAGGGAACCAACGTTATTGAGAATGCCAACCGAGCCTATAGGACGGCTGGTGTGTCTGCTAACCGCTATATGGAGCAGGTGACATCGTTCTCAGCTACCTTGTTACAAGGTCTAGGCGGTGATACTGCCAAGGCTGCGAAATACGGTGATAAAGCCCTTGTCCAAATGTCGGATAATGCGAACAAGTTCGGTACTAACATGACGGACATTCAAAACGCTTATCAAGGTTTTGCCAAGGACAACTATTCAATGTTGGACAACTTGAAACTCGGTAGAAAAACCATAGCCGAGTATAAACCTAGTGAAAACGGTGAAACTCTACGCTACACGGCGTAGACAATACCGTGCTAAGCTTAGAAACAGGAAAGTGTAACGACTATCGAAACAGAAAAAGCATCCGATAAGGGTGTTTTTTTAATGGAGTAGAGTAGGCTCAAGCGAGCCGAAGCGCTAGGGTGTATTTAATACATAAGAGATAGTCTAATCTCTATGGCGACATAGAGCAGTCTTCAAAAGGCGGTTGTGATTTAGCGAATCACAGCGAATATGTACCGTGTATGGTGGTACCATGTCCGAAATGGCTCGTTTGGTCAATGAGTCTGGTGTCTTGAATGGTGAGTTTGAAGCTACGGCTGACAATATCCGTGATATCCCATTCCATACCTTGATTGATGCCATCGGTATTACTCAAGATAGGCTTGGAGTAACCGGAACTACTGCGAAAGAAGCAAGTACAACCGTGTCCGGTTCATTCAATTCCATGAAAGCAGCCGCTGAGAACTTAGTGGCCGGTCTTGGTAATAACGAAGCTAATATCAAGCAGCTCATGGATAACATGAAGCAGACTATCATCACGTTCAAGGATAATGTGGTGCGTGTTCTAGGGACTATCTGGGACAATCTGCCAGTGGACGGCTGGGTTAAATGGGCAGCGCTTATCATTGGAGCGGCGGGGCCTATTATTGCAATATTGGGGACCTTAATCATTTGGATCGGTAACGTCGTTTCTGCACTTAGCACAATCGGTGGGGCTATCAGCTCAGTAGTAGGGTTCTTTTCAAGCGGTTCTACCGCAGCTAGCGGTCTAGGAGCTGCTTTCAGTGGTCTATCAGCCGGAGCTCTTGCCGCTTTTGCCGGGATTGTTGCTGCCGTGGCTTTGGTTGGGGCTGCACTCGTTGACTTGTGGAACAATAACGAGAATTTCCGTGCACAAGTTACGGCAATATGGGAAACCATCAAGAGTGCAATCACTAGCGCTGTTCAAGCCATTGTGTCGTTTGTTATGTCAATTTGGGGGCAGTTGACTTCCTTCTGGAACGAAAACCACGCCTTGATTATGCAGACAGCGACAACTTACTGGAATATGTTCAAGGGCATAATTGAAAGTGTCATGAACGCTATTCTTCCAGTCGTTCAAACTGGATTGAATTTGCTGATTACACTGTTCTCGACAAGCTGGCAAATGATTACCACAGTTATTTCAACAGTTATTGATGTTATCCTCAACATCATCAAGATGGGTATGCAGATTCTACAAGGTGACTGGTCTGGAGCGTGGGAAACGTTCAAAACTATCTTGTCTACTGTGTGGGAAGGTATCAAGTCACTTGTTTCAATCGGTATCAATGCTATTGGTCCGATTATCCAAGCGGGTATTCAATTCATTCTCGCTATCTGGAACGCAGCATGGGCATTGTTAGCTATTCCATTCCAAACGCTTTGGGCATTACTTCAACAAATCGCTGGCGGAGCCATGACTGCCATTAGCGGTGTGATTAGTGCCGGGATTGCCGTGATTCAATCCATTTGGTCAGCAGCGTGGACGGTTATCCAGACTGTTTTCTCAACGGTTTGGAATACAATCATGTCCATTCTGTCACCTATCATGGCTGGTATCTCAAGCATTATCTCAAGCACCTTGTCAGCTATTCAAGCGATTTGGAACGCTATTTGGACGGGGATCCAAGCTGTTTTGGCTGGTGTATTAGCTGCCATTGTCGGATTGGTTACTGGTAACTTCTCGCAAGTTCAAGCGGCTATTTCGTCAATTATGTCAGCTATTCAAGCCACTATCAGTGCGATTTGGAACGCTATCTTGTCGCTTGTCAGCAGCGTATTGAGTGCGATTGCTAGCACTGTATCAAGTACATGGTCAGCTATCCAGTCAATCATTTCAAGTGCCATGAGCTCTGTTCAGAGCATTATCAGCTCAGCTTGGAGCGCTGTTAGATCAGCGGTATCAAGTGCTATGAGCTCTATTCAGTCGGCTATCACTAGCGGATTTAGTGCCGTTGTATCAGCGGTAACAAGTGCCGGTCAGCGTATCATTTCAGCAGTTCGCTCAGCGTTCAGCGGTGCACTTAGTGCAGCCCGTGGATTCGTTGGACAAGCTGCAAGCGTAGGTGCTAACCTTATTAGCGGTTTCGTTAGCGGGGTTACATCCGCAGCCGGCAAGTTGATTTCAGCGGTTAAAGGTGCGGTAGGTAACGCCATCAATGGAGCTAAAGCCTTGCTTGGTATCAAATCGCCATCCCGTGTATTCCGTCAATTCGGTATCTACACGGATAAAGGTTTCATCATTGGTATCGACAGCAAAGCGGCCCAAGTAGCCCGCTCAATGCGTTATATGGCCCAAGGAGCTATTGACGCATTCATTGGTCAAGATATCAACGGAGCCATCACTGATGAACTCGGTAGCATGGACGGCCAGTTAGGTCGTTTAGCAGGGTATGATCCATCTGTTTCGTTTAACGGCGGTAAGATGTCGGTTATTCAACAAGCAGTGGATATCGTGCTCAAGATGGGTGATACAACTTACAGGGCATTTACTGAGGACATCACTAACGCTCAATCAATGGAATTAATGCTTGATAACTATTAAGAGAAAAGAGGTTTTAGCTAATGTATGATTATGCTTCATTGAAGCGCACGGAATCAACGGTGCTGCAAAGAGCGCCAGTTGATAACATGCGTATCAACGGGACACCGATTGAGGATATCATCCAAGGATATCGACAGCTTACAGTTAAGGGGCGTTCACTGCTTAACCGTGAGATTTCAACTACTAGAGTTCCCGGGCGCCGTGGTGTCTGGGTGGACAGCGTCAATGACTCAGAGCGTGAGATTGAGGTTAAATACCAGTTAACTACGGTCACTAGCCAAGCCATGAGGACCTCTTTCCGAGAGCTCAACCGTATCTTGAGAGAAGTAGGCCCTAGCGGTTATCTTGAAGTCACATTTGACGATGAGCCGGATTTCACTTACTACGCAATCTTCAAGGAAGCGGACGAAGTCGAGGAAGATAGGCTTTCAATTATTAGCAGTTTCGTTCTGCTAGTGCCGGACGGTTATAAAAAACGAGTTCCAGAGCGTTCTAACGACGTTGTTTATCTAACCTATGCTAAGAAAGTGATACCTGAGAAAATTGTGGCCGTGACATCGGCAGTGGCGACAGAATTTGAAATCATCAACGGTCAAACCAAGTTATCGTTCAAGGGTAGCTACGCAGCTAATAAGGAAATCGTCATTAAATTCGGTACAGAAGAAGTGACAGCTACTTATGATGGACGTAATATCCTAAGTGAATTACAACGATTTAGCCCGCTTGAGCAGTTCTATGTCAAGGACGGTGACAGATTGACCGGCAAGAATGTAACTATCCGTGAGGTACAGTGGAGGGATGAAAGTCTATGATCTATTTATTCGATAAGGACGAAAAACTTGTCAAGATTATTCGCAAGCCTGCTATTAAGACAGCTTTACAGAAATTCAGTCTTACCACTGAAAACTACATTTCAGACCGCTTGACTGTCGAAATGAAAGCCTTGAGAGACGACGAGCTGGCAAAACTGGAATATATGGCCATTCAGTCAATCGACGATACGCATAAATTCCATTACTTCTACATTGCCCAAGGCAATACCAAAGGTGATATCACAACGCTTATCGGTGTTCAATCTGGTATCGAGGAGCTACGCAAGACAGTAGTTTACGACAAGCGCCCAACAGACCAACGTGCTAGACCAGTCATCGAATGGCTTTTAACTGGCACAAACTGGTCCCCTCGGTTCATTGCTGAAACAAATCCAAAGAGCACTAATTTCTATTACATTTCCACATTCGATGCACTGAAAAAGGTGTGCAAAGTGTGGGGCTTAGAAATGCAGTTCTTTGTTGAAATGAACGGCACTCAGATTGGCGCTAGATACATTGATTTCAAGCGCAAAATAGGTGAAGCCGTCGGAAAACGTGTGGTTTATGGTCACAACGCCCTTGAAATTCTGCAAGAGGTTGAAAAGACAAACCTATACACCGCCTTAGTTGGTCGTGGTAAAGGGGAGCAAGTCAGCTCGGCGGAAGATACCGGCAAAGATGCTGACGGGTACGGACGCAAAATCAACTTCGAGGAAATTGTCTGGTCGAAAGCTAAAGGGGACCCACTAGACAAGCCCCTCGGTCAGAAGTACCTTGAAATTCCAGAAATGACCGCTAAATACGGGATTAAACAACCAGACGGCAAGATGCGCCCAAAGATTGGCTTTGTCGAATTTAGCGAGGAAGAAGACAAGAACGAGCTTATTAAACAGACTTATGAGGCTTTGATTGAGGCTTCCAGACCTAAACTCACACTTAAAACAACAACGGTCTATCTGAAAGGTGCCCGAATTGGCGACACTATCCGAGTTGTTCGCCATGACAGACATCTTGATTATGATACACGTATCTTTGAAATCACATTTAACCGCTTAAACAATGAGTCTAGCGACATCAAGCTGGGAGATCGAGTTAGCGAAAGCAATGACGCAAAGGTACAGAGTACCGTCAACAAAGCTCTTGATGAGTTTAAAGCTGGTGAGTTTACTGAGTTTGTCAAGAAACTGCCAGAGTTCATCCCGTCAGCTAATGGTTTCAACCATAACTGGTACACAAGCACTGATCCAACAGAATCTCACCCCGGACAAGTTTTAATCAATGACTCTTGGTACAAACCAGACCCAGAACATGAGGGGCATACCATCATGTATCGCTGGACTGGGGAAATGTGGCAAGAGGTCTTGAGGACATGGGACGGCACGGGGCTACAAGACAAAATCAAGAAAGAGTTTGAGAAAGTCGCAGCTGACATGGCTAAACAGCAATCAGACCACGACAGAGTGGTTGCTGAAATCACAGCCAAAGCTACTAATGCGGAAACATTAGCTAGTTCAGCTAAATCAACCGCAGAGGACGCTTTTAGCCATCTAAACGACGTCAAGAGTGAAGCTATCGCAGAAGCACGTTATTTGGACACCGTCGAGCGTGCTGAGACAGAGAAGAAGATTGCTGAATCTAAAAAAGACGCATTGTCAGAAGCTGTCAAACTGGTCGATAACGCTAAAAGTACGCTAAACACGGACTTATCTGAAACTGAAAAGAAAGTCGAAGCTCTAAAAGGTTCTATTGGTACATTGTTAAACGACACGTCTGTACAGTTTGCCAAAATCAATAACGCCTTGATTTCAGTAGCTAGCAAGCAAGATGTTGACAAAGTCAGTCAGCGCGTGTCTAATGCTGAGACGGTTTTGACACAGCAAGCAGGGCAGATTTCAGCCAAGGCTAGCAAAGAGGATGTCAATGCTGTTTCTGGGCGTTTAAACAAGGCTGAGAGCTCGTTGACAGTGCAGTCTGGGCAAATCAGCCAGAAAGCCAACAAGCAGGACGTAGACACGCTGACAGGGCGTGTGAATCGTGCTGAAACGTCTATCACTCAGCAAGCGGACATGATTGCATCCAAAGCTAATAAGCAAGAACTTGACAATGTCAACAATCGAGTGTTGGACGCTGAAAGTCGTATTACTCAACAAGCCAACGAGATTAGCCAACGAGTGAAAACAAGCGATTTTAACAATGCTACTCAGAGACTTGCGACGGCTGAAAGCTCGATTACTCAGTTAGGAAATAAAATCACTACTGAGATTAGCCGTGTGGACAGCAAGATCCCGACAGATTTTGGCAGTCGTAACTTGATTTTGAAATCTGCAGACTTCGATAACTTACACAGACAACCGTCAGGAAGTAATGCTACTACCGACGGTCAGGCCTATATCATCAATTCCCAAAACTATCCTAATGATGTTTACGCTGGAATCTCATGGAATATGGCCGTTACGAAGATTGAAGCCGGCGAAACATTCTCGCTTCTAGCCCCGATTTACATCGACAGCAACATTGACATTGATTTCGGCGCTAAAATTATGATAAAAAATCATAAAAGTAATGACCATTTATTCGTATTTGACATACCGACGGATGTTAAAGATGAATGGTTTGATGTCAAATTGACGTTTACTACTAGCAAGAGCGTTGAGCTCGGAGAGTGGCCGTTTTACATATCAGTGGTCAGAAATGGGTATCTGAAAATCAAACCGCCTATGATGGTTAGAGGATCGCTCATTCCTTTACAACATACAGTAGCACCAGAAGACACCGAAGCTGAAATAAGCACGGTTAAAACGACGATAACACAGACTGAGCAGGGTGTCAGTCAGCTATCACAGAAACAATCTGAAACAGATAGCCGCATGACTAGCGCTGAAACCAAGGTTAATCAACTGGTCGGTGAAATGTCGTCTAAGGTATCGAAGACAGATTTTGACAAATTGTCCAAGAGCGTAGCGGCTAATAGTACCGCAATCACTCAGACTGATAGCAAAATCAGTTTAAAAGCAGACCGGACAGAAGTCCAAATTGCCAAAGCTACGGCTGACAGTGCAGTGTCTAAAGGTCAAGAGTTAGAGCGTAAAATCAACCAGACTAACGCAGAATTACGTGTTACAGCGGATTCTATCGCTCAAAAGGTTTCAAGAGTTGATTTTGACAACCTTGGGAATAAAGTCACTAACGCTGAAACGCAAATCAACACGTTAGCTGGCAAGATTGAAACTAAGCTATCTAGAGTAGACCTAGATAAAACCATTGATAGCAGAGGGTTTGTGACGTCGGCTACTGTCACTAATCTCATTCAACAATCAGAGCGAGGGACAACCCAGCTTATTAGCGAGGTTAAGAAACAGATCCCATCAATCGGACAGGCCGGTGGTGAGAACCTAATTCAGAACTCAGCGTTTCCACAAAATATAGACGGTTGGGGGACATGGGTTTATGGACAAGGGAATAAGAATTTATTCGTAGGCAAGCACAGCGCTTACTACAATAACACTAGAGAGCTGTTCCGGTTGTACAATGCAGAAGCTCAGCTCACTACGACAGTGCCAGCGTCCACTCGAAGGATTCCTCTTAAGAGAAACACTGCTTACCGAGTTAATATCTCGCTAATTGGCAGCGATAACTTGGCCGGGGCTGACATTTATTTGCTAGTTAGGAAAGCGGGAGAGACCAAAGACTACACTAACATCTATCATTTGAAGCACATCAACGGTCCAGAGATTAGCACACTTAAGCGGTTTGGCTTAAGTGTTCAGAACGGAGAATTCGATGAAGGGTATATACGTATTGATAACAGAGGGCACACGGATGCACAACCGTCAAACTTATTCTTCACAGAACTAGATTTCTACGAAGGAACTATGGACCGTGCTTGGCAACCGTCTTCAAAGGACGTAAGTCAAGAGGTTACAGTTAAATTCAATGAAATCAAGTCAACCGTTGACGGTTTCAGCCGTACCATTGGCGAACATGGGCAGTCTATTTCTCAGATTATCCAAGATGCCAAGGGTACAGTTTGGAAAGTTGAGAACCTAGAGGATAAGTGGGCGTTTAATCTCGGTGTCACTAACAAGCAACTAGACAAGCTAGACACCGGGCTTGAAGCTACCAAGTCCGAAATGTCGCAGATTGCCGGTTCATGGGCTGTTAAGAACCTAACAAGGTCTGGTGATGTGCTCAACCAAATCAACCTCAATAAGGACGGCTCAGTTAAAATTGACGGTAAACTGGTTCAAATCACCGGTTCTACTTACATCGAGGATGGTGTCATTAGTTCAGCCAAAATCGGAGAGCTTTCAGCAAATAAAATCACTAGCGGACGCTTAAACGCTTCACTGGTCGACGTTGTCAATCTAAACGCTTCAAGCGTTACCAGTGGCACGTTTACTGGTTTAAATTATCGAGGGGGCAAAATAGAAGGACTTAACGGGTCAATGCGAGTTGACTTGAATCAATCTGAGATTCATTTTTATGATAATGCAACGATTGAATTTCACAATAAGGATAATGCGCTGGTTCGACGTAAAGGCCCGCACACAGCGTTTGTGCACTTCAACGACACACCGCCAGACGAAGACCAGAATACCGGTTCGCTGTTTGCGGCGATAGGCGTCACATCTTCTGGAGATGGAATCAATTCAGCGTCTTCTGGTCGTTTCGCAGGGCTTCGTGTGTATCGTGCTGCAAGAGGTTTGGAACATAACGCAGTTTTTGACCAAGCCGAACTTTACGGGGACAGAATTTTGCTAAAAGACGACTTCTACTTAAACAGAGGGTTCTCTTTCCACCCAGCTTCACTTCCCGACGGGCGGTGGATAAATGTTACCAATCTTGCGTTTGCCGCTGCGGCTCTCGCTAGGGTCTGGCAGCATTTCCTAAACGTTGGAGGGAACGGAAAGGATCCTGCGTTTATCAACGCTTTAAAAAACGAACAAGCCACTTTTGGGAAAATCGCCCACTGGTAGAAAGGAAACACTAATGAACGAACAAATTTATACTTCAATGATTCAAGACATTGCAAGTCAGAACGCTAACTTGACGATTGAGAAAGCTGAGTTTAAGGCTCGCTTGCAGGCAACAGTTAGCGAACTTGAACAAGCCAAATCACAACTAGAGCATTATCAAAATGTTCTAGCGTCTGACTCAGACCTTAACGACCTCTTTAACGAGGCGGCACAGAAAGGAGCGACGGATGAACAAATCTAATTTCAGTGTCACATCAAGCTATCTGACCAATCCGACAACAACAAGGATTGCTGTCCAGTCCAAAGATGGCTCGACGTGGTTGACCCGTGATGTGCCCGGGGACCACACCAACAAGACGGACGAAGCTAAAATTCAGCTTATCTTGGATATCTTAGCGACTGAGTTGGACCCTGCTGGAGCATTGGCGCGCTATCAAGCTAAGTCAGAGGAGTCGATTAAAGACCTTGACAGCCGCTTGAATTTAGCTGAGAAAGTCGCTGAACAAGGCGAACTTACTCGTAAAATTGCTAATGTTTCCATTCTCAATGCGGTAATGAGCCAAAACATCCAGTACGGCACAATCTACAAGCAATACTTGGAATTGTTGCCAGTCGCTAAGAAGGGCGATGTATTCAACGCTGGGGATATCTTTGCTATCGAAGCCCCGGACCACGAAGAAGTGGACGGAGAAGGCAAGCTGGTACTTATCCAAGTTAACGGAAGTTTCACTTACAACAATCAACCGTTCGCTGATTTCGCAAAAGGTGGCAAACTAGAAAATAACGGGGCTGCTACTGCATGGCTATTCAAACCGAAGGAGGGCTAATGGTACAGAAACCAGACGGTATTTTTGGGGTTTTCGACGTGGTCAGAGACTTCTACGCACACGGTATTGATGAGCATTTATGGGTGTTCCTGCTAATGATTATCATTTTTAGCGACATCGTTATCGGTGTGTCTAGGGCTTGGGCTGCTCATGAGTTTTCAAGCTCAAAATTTAGAAAAGGGCTAGTCAGTCATACAGCCATGATTACATTTGTAGCCATTTTCTATCCGTTTGCGGTATTCATGAATCTGGGCGGTGTACTAGATACATTCATCTTCGCAATGATTGCCGCTTACGGCTCTAGTATTTTGGCTAGTCTATCAGCGCTAGGTGTGGAAATCCCTTATATTGACAAGTATGTTAAGAGAAACATCGACAAAGAGAAGTTTTTTCTTAACCCAGAAGAAAAGGAGAATACAGACAATGATTAATTTTAAACTACGCTTACAAAACAAAACTACTCTAGTAGCTCTTATCTCAGCAGTATTTTTGATGCTGCAACAATTCGGGCTTGAGATTCCACACAATATCCAAGAGGGTGTTAATACTTTCGTTGTGATTTTGGTAATCTTGGGTATCGTTACCGACCCAACAACCAAGGGTCTTGGAGACAGTGAGCAAGCATTGGGCTACCACGAACCAAAACAAGATTAATTGAACGAAGGAGATTAAATAAATGAGTAAAATTGAATCAAGTATTGCATGCATGCACCATCTACAATCAATCCCAGTACATTACGATATGGGAGACCGTTACGGAAATGACGCCGACGGAGATGGACGCATTGAATTTGACTGTTCATCAGCGGTAAGCTATGCGCTTGAAATCAACTTAAACAACAACACAGAATCACTTCAACAAGCGTTGCCAACAATTGGCTATGCGAAAGTGTTTGACGCTGTAGACGGCACATTTGACGGGCAACGTGGAGATGTGGTTATTTGGGCGCCTCGTGATGGTTCAAGTTCTCTTGGTGCATTTGGGCACGTACTTATCATGACTAGCGATAGCACAGCGATTCACTGTAATTACGGAATGGACGGTGTAACCGAAAATGATTATAATTATATCTGGGATCTCAACGGTCGTCCTCGTGAAATTGTCTTCCGTGAAAGTGGGACACCTCTTCCAGCACCAGCCCAAAGCGAATTTGAGCGTGAATTAGATGTTAATACACGCTTAGAGAAGTCAGACAAGCCTTATTATGAAGGCACTCTTACCACTGACTACTACGTTGAAGCTGGTCCTCGCATTGATAGCCAAGACAAGGAATTTCTCCCAGCGGGCACAAGAGTCCGTGTTTATGAGAAACTAAACGGCTGGTCTCGAATCAACCACCCAGACAGCGCTCAATGGGTTGAAGACCAGTACTTGGACGATTGCACAGATATGTAAATAACAGACCACGAAAACTATAAAACGAAAAGGAGTATATCACCTCCCCTCACACTGCAATAGGGATACCATGGCAGTAGTGGTCGAGCCTCAGCGTTTGCTGGGGCTTTTTTTATTTGGTATAATATACCTAGGAAAGTGCCAGTAACTCTACGGGGTCTGGTGCGTTTTTTATTTATTTGTGTTATAATATGATTATCTGTCATAGGCAAAGAGCTACGAGGTTATCTCATAGCTCTTTTTTATATTTAAAAAAGGGGCAAATAAGGGGCAAAAAGTGTAAACTTTAGTAACTTTATGCAAGTTTTACCGAATGCACCTTACACGCATATACCCTTATTTAATAGGTTTTCTTCCTATTATATACGCATTAAAAACTGCACTAACAGAATACCGTGGTTTGAAATCATTCTACAACTTGAAAAAATAAAACGTTGATTT